TGAAATATAATATAAATATCTAAAAAACACCATATCAATTACTTGTATTCCAAAAGTTGCTCTTTTTTGTGTTGCATGATATTCAGCATCATTACCAATAAGACTAAATTGTTTTACTTGTTTATCGTATTTGTGTTTTATTTCGTGAGCTAAAGATGAAACATGTTCTTCTTTTTCTTCTTGTAACTTTTTAACTAAATCTTCAGGTCTCCAATTTTTACCAACAGCAAATGTAATTGTAAATTCTAAATTTGTTGATGGTTCATTTTCTTTCATATATGTGTCTCTATTAAAAAAGAATCCACCCTCAACACTCATTCTTACAATATCCAAAACTCCCTCTTCATCGTCAATTTGCTCTATATATACAGTAAGAATATATGAATTAATTTTAACTTTTTTCTTTCCTCCAATTTCAAATTTAAGTTTACCTTTAAATTGGTATTCGTCTTTTTGTGAATTAATTTTATTTAAATTTTGTTCAACAATATCATATAACGTATCGGCAGCGTCCAAAATGTTATCAGGAACCCCTAATGCTTCGTTAATTAAATTAAGTTGTGATTCTGTTATAATGATTTTCATATTTATAAATATATTGGAGTCATGGTTTAACCCACAAGATCAATAATAACATCTAAGTGGTGATCTCCATTCATCTCGGACTCAACACATCGTTTATCCATCATATGAACAATCTCACTTATACTATATGGATAAAGATTATTACCATCCATACCAACATCCATTTTTTTACCTTTACCAAATCTTTTATTTCTTGGTAGGTGTACGTGACCATGAAGATGAATCGAACCTTTATTTAGTTGGTTCCAACTTGATAATGGATAATGTGATAACACAAAATCAACACCACCAATATTAACCTCCAAGTAGTTTTGAATAGATAAAAATTTATCTTTGGTGTTTTCTCTATTTTTTTTTATGTTCTGATCGTGATTACCCAAAACAAGGTGAACGTTTTTACAAACCAAACGATCCAAAAATTGTCCTATCTTTTCAACACCACCAAAAGCCACGTCACCCAAGTGAATTAAAGTATCATCAGGACCAACCTTCTCATTAATGTTATCAACAATAACACTATTCATTACGTCCAAATTAGGAAAATCTCTGGTCGCATCAATTGGAATATCACCATCTATGGTTCTCCAAACCGTAACTCCACGACAAATGTTTTTGTGCGAGTAATGCGTATCTGAAGTAATCCATACCCTACCACTAGTTATTATTTTATCAAATTTCATTTCTTATATTTTAAACTCAAACCTATCTTTCATTAATTGAATCTTATCTTCAGGAACTCCATGCTTGTTTGTTCCTCCGTGTCTATTCTCAACAATAATTGATGTAACATAATAACCATACTTAATTGCCAACTCATAATATGGTTGAAGTTCCCACTCTTGTGTGAATGTGTTTGACACCGCAATTTTTGGCGTGTTTGACTCCATCGCATATCCAACATATTGTTGACACTCTTTATGTGCCTCTTTTATTTCAGACGCAATAAAATTGTAGTTTCCATCATTATCATAAAAATAATGGTCTGCCTCAAATACATTTCGTGTTAATTGTTTTGCAAAAGTTGTCTTGCCACTTCCTGGTATTCCTCTAACCAAATATATCATTTTTTCCATAGTACAAATATAATAAAAAAAATTGCATAAAAAAAGGGAGTCAAACTCCCTTTATATTAAGAATCTATTATTTTATAATATAGTTCGTCAGAAATTGTTGTGTTAATTGGATTCACAACATTATTCAAACCACTTTTTACATCATCTTTAATTGGATCTTTACCACCACAATTACATTTTTCACATTCATCCATTGATCCAAAAGGTCCGCTTTGTCCTGTAACTTCAATACACTTACCTTGTATTGAATCATAAAAATAACCTTGATATTGTGCCACAATTGATCCTGGTGGAACTGCCTTTGGTTGTTCACTACATTTTGAACTACAATCCGGATTTAGGTCGTCACTTTTATCTTTAGAACATTTTCCTGTGTCATCAATTGCTTTCATCACCGCTTCAAAATCAAAAGTATATTTATTACCTTTAACTTTAGGGTCTTTTTTAGGTGTGTCAACAAGTTTTTTTTCAACTTCTTGTTCATCAGGTATATCATCCACATCCACATCCTCTACCTCAGGTTTTGTTAAACATAGTTTATCTAAAGGTGGCGTTTGACCAGCTGAAGGAAATACCATGTATTTGTTATTGGCAAAATCTTTACTACTATTAACAACTCCAATTGTACTACCAATTAAATAAAAGTTTTTAGTTTTACAATTGTAAGCAACATAAGCTTTATTATCCTTCCATCCATAATATGTTCCTTCTCCTGGAAGTACAGTTCCAGTATGCCAGCCCACAAACTGTGCGGCTACCTTTCTTGTTGTTATTAAAGAATCTTTTACTTCTGACCATACTTTAAATGTTGTGCCTTTGAAAAGTTTTAACTTGCTGTTATATCCTCCATCTTTTTGTTTAAAAAATAATTCTTTATTTTGTAATGTATAAGTTTTTTCCTCATTCAAAATATTTTGAACGTTTTCTTTCAAAAAGGCCTGTTTGTGTAACCCTAATATTCTTTGTACTTCTCCTTCTGTTATTGTGAATTTATTTCTCATATTTTTAAGGAGCTATTATTTTATAATATAGTTCGTCAGAAATTGTTGTGTTTACTGGAGTAACAACATTATTCAAATCACTTTTTACTTTATCCCCAACTGGATCCAAAACATTATTCAAACCATTTTTTACGTCATCTTTAATTGATTTACAATATTCTTCAATAAAAGTCATGTTTATAATAATTTTGTCAATTAATTTTTCTGGATCTTTAATAAAATCTCGATAATCATTAAGAGCTTTTTTAGATTCTGCCAATTTTTTAACCAATTCAGGTTTTAATTGATTATTTTCACAAATTGAATCTGAATTCATGTTATTTAATTCGGTTATACTTTGTTCTATTTGATTTTTAATCATTTGATTAGTATTAGACTCTTTTAATTTATTAAGTAATACTAAAACTTCTTGTTTTTTTGCCTCTACATCTGGATTCTTAACTACATCAGATATAATATCAGAATTTTTTGAACCATCGTTTTGATCAAAACGATATTTTGTATGCGTTTCTATCGCGGTTTTTGTTTTTATACCGAGAATACCATCTACACCATCTTTATTTGGCCCACTTTTACCAAGTGCCGCATTGAAGCAATCTTTTAACCTTTGTTGTATTTGCGTAATTTCGTCTTTTGTTTGCTCGTTAAGGATTGATCTTTCTATAATAACATTTTTAAGGTTATCATATTGTTTTTTATTTAATATTAATTTTTTCATAAATATTATTTTATTTATAAATATACAAAAAACAAAAAAGGTGAGAAAAAATCTCACCTTTAACTAGGTCGGAATTGAATTTCCTTTTACCCCACCACTTTATTTTTAATTAGAACAAAGAAACTATATTTTATACATCCAAACTTTTACAACATTTTGTCCTGTAAAATAATTATTAAATTGACAATTTATAATTTCACCTTGTGTTATATTGTATTCATAAATACCCGCACTTATATGTCCCCAAGGAGTGTTATTTAATGTCAAAGTATAGTTTAAATTATTTGGATAAAAGTTATAAGTTGACTGATTCCCATTAAAAGTATAAACATTGTTAGTTAAAAAAACAATTGTATCTGATCTAAATTCTTGATCAAAGTTTGTATTCAAAACTTTTTTAATAACCCATGTAGTGTTTTTTAAACTAACTGTTGAGTCAACAAAAGTTGTGTCTGTAATAATTGGTTGTGGTCCCAAAGGTTCTTGAGGTTTAATTTCAACTTTTTTACAGGATAAAAAAGAAAATGCTAAAATTAATAAAATAAAATATTTCATACTATACTAATGTTTCTAATTTGTTTCTAACTTGTTCCCCAATAGTTATAGGAGTTAAATTAGTAAGAATGATTGATTCTTTTAATATTTTGTTAGGAATATGAACCAAAAACATTTTACCATCATAAAACGAAAGATCTTCATTAAGATTTAAAGCTCCGTCAACCATTTTTAAAAAAATTTTAAATTGTGTAGGATCAATAAAAGACTCAGAAAGGATTGTTCCAAACTTTTCATTTACAATATTAATTTTATGGTTTATGGGGTTCTTAATCATATTTCATTTATTTATACAAATATAGTAAATTAAATCAATCTAAAAAACTTTTTATAAAATTTTCTTCATTAATTAGTGAATTTTCCAATGTAAAATATTCACAAGATGTATGCTCAAACCCATATTTCGCATTTTTTAAACTTTTTCATTGATATTTATAAATATGAAAGTAAAAATAAATAACAATATTTTTGACGTAAAAACATCATTAACAAAAAAAGACAATCAAAATGGTATGATGGGTAAAAAATTTGATAATTTTGATGGTATGTTATTTTTTATGAAAAATACTAAACATTCTTTTTGGATGAAAAATTGTATTGTTCATTTAGATATTATTTATATTAATGAAAATAAAATAGTTAAAATACATCATAATTGTAAACCATGTTATGATGATGATTGTGATAGTTATGACGGTTATGGCGATTTAGTTCTTGAGTTACCAGGTGGCAGTTGTAAAAAATATGGAATATCCGATGGTGATGAAATTGATCTTATTTAAAATATATTCATTTTAAGTTGTTTTTTATCATCAACAAATGATTGAACTCGTTTTCTCGCAACATCACAATAATTTTCAGACAATTCAACACCTAACCAACGACGATCTAAAATCTCAGCCGCTACCATACTAGTTCCTGATCCTGCAAATGGATCCAAAACCACATCATTTTTGTAGGACAATATTTTAATTGCTTTTGAAGGGATATCTAAACTAAAAGTCGCCTTGGTTAATGATTTAGTATCTGCGAAGTAATTCCACTGACCAAACACAAGTTCCATAAATTCTTTCTTATCCTTCTCCTCATACACCACTTTCTTTTTTATAGTCCCATCCTCCTGTTCAATTTCAGTCGGTGTTCCCTTCCATTCTGGTTCTCCCTTAACTTTTTTAATGTGTTGTTTTTTATAAGCTAATATTACACATTCTTTTGGGTTATAAATATATGGGCTAGACGGACTCATCCAAGAACCCCAAGCTGTTGTCTTACTTCTGTGTGGTGATTCTTCCTCAAGATCAACAATACCGAAGAATTTAAAACCAACCTGTTTCATTATTTGATAAAATTCTGAAACAAAAAATACTCTTCCTCCTCTACCTTGAACATTTGTTTCGTAAGGTATATTAATTGAAACTCTACCATCATCTTTAAGTAATCGGTAAGCCTCTTCTAACCATTCTTTTGTCCACCCCCAATAATCATCCATAGGTAAAGTATCGATATGGGTATCATAATTAATCCCACAATTATATGGTGGTGATGTCACAACCAAATCAACACTACCTTCAGGTAAAGTTTTCATTACCTCTATACAATCCCCATTTATTATTTTTCCTGTTTCTATCATCTTATTTAAACTATTTCTGTAATTATCTGTGCTAATTTATATCCTGCGAATGCTCCTGCTGCCGCTGATCCAGGAAGAACTATAAACTTACCTAAAATTGTATCATACTTTTTCCTATTTACAATATACGAAATTAGAACGTAATAAACAATATAGTTTATTAAAACTAAAAAGTCCAGTTCCTTTGCTACAAACACAACAATAGAGTTCCCAAGAAACCCCCACATAAAATTTATGAGAGTTTCTCGTAGTAATTCATTTGGTGTTGTGATTGCGTCTAAAACTGAGATTTCTTTACTAAAACCTGTTTTTTTCTTCAATTTTTTTGATGTGGTGTTCGAGATACCATAGGGCTTTTCTGAGATCCTCGAGTTCGTTGTATTTTCCTTTCTTTCCTGCACGACTAATATATTTTACTGTATTTCCTAAACTAAATCCTAATTCCCAAGCATCAATCACCTTGATAGCTTCATATTCATTATTTTCTCCACCATAATGGTTAGGGTGATTAACTTGTTCTATTTTTATCGGTGGACACTGACAAAGTCCGGTTCCACCACATACACATTCATTATCCATTATTCTTCTTCTCTATATTCTTTTAATAACTCATCGTTGGACATTGTTCCGTATTTACCATTAAGACCATCTATATCAACAAATGATGTCATCATATGTTTTGTATTATATATTTGTTCTGTAATCTCAAGTGATTTAACAATCTCACGGATGATCTTATAAGGATCGGCATTTGATCCTGGTCTTCGATCTTCAATATAACCCTTCCATTCTTTTGCTGTGTCCTTAGGAACTCTAATTGACGCTCCACGATCAGATACACCCCAACTGAATTTATCAATTGCCTGAGTTTCATATTCACCTGTTAATCTTAGATTGTTGTTTGATCCATAAACCTTAATATGATCTTCATGTCTTGATTCAAATGCGTTGAATAATGCCATGAAGTATTCTTCGTTCCCATCAAGTCTCATAATGTCTGTTGATAAGTTTGTGTGAAGACCTGATCCATTCCATTCACCGTATTTTATTGGTTTAGGGTGAAGTTCAATACGATACTCATATTTTTCAGAGATTTTATATAAAAAGTATCTTGTCATCCAAAGGTCATCACCACCTTTTAATTTACCTTGAGAGAATACTTGATATTCCCACTGACCTAAAGCAACCTCAGCGTTTGTTCCGGTAATATCAATACCATAGTTCAAACAAATATTTGTATGTTCTTCAACAAAATCTCTACCCACAACATATTCACCAACACCACAATAATATTTACCCTGTGGTTTTAAGTTGTTTTCATCGTGACCTAAAACACATTTATTTTTTCTATCGTAGATAAAATACTCTTGTTCAAAACCAAACCAAAGGTCTTCAAAACCTTCACCAATACTTGATCTTTTATTTGACTCGTGTGTTGTCCCATCAGGATTTAATACCTCACATAAAACATAAACCGTTGATGACATGTCTTTCATATAATGTCTAACAGGTTTTAAAATAAGATCTGAGTTTCCAGTTTCAGCTTGGTTAGTTGATGACCCATCAAAATTCCACATAGGAAAATTCCCATCTAAAAATGCGTTTCTAACTGAATTGTATTCAACAATCTTAACTTTACTTCTAAGGTTTGGCTCTGGTTTATATCCATCTAGCCAAACGTATTCCAATTTAATTTTCATATATTATTATTTATGTATTCTAATATTTCTTCTTCTGATTTTCCTTGATTGAATAGTCGATAAACGTTGAGTGAAAATTCGTCGGTGGTAAATACCGCATCAGCGTCTAGATAATTCATTATGTTATCCAAATTATTAAGGATATGTTTTTTAGAAATTGTTCTTTTATTAAATCCCACTTTGTTTTATTTTTTTAATTCCATAAACCAGATCTCTAACCTTTTTACCCAATTCTGTGTCATTTGGGTATTGTGCAATTAATTCTTTAATTATTTTATATACATCTATTTCTATCATACCATTAATTTAAACAATTAAATCTTATTTGTCAAAATTTTATTGAATCCCATTTTTATTTTGCATT